CAAGGAGGGAGATAAATCGTTCCTTCTGGACACTTACATTCAAATCCATATTCAAGACGATATCGCCTCCAATATTGCTCCCCCATATATTCGGGTAAGCGTGTATAATCCATGATACATTCTTCGGTAGGACTGATTCCATTGAACTTATTCTCGTGGTGAAGACAACTCATTATTTTTCTCTCCTAATTCTTTCAACATGTCTTCTAAACGCCCATGCATCTTAATATGCTCATCAAGTTGTTTACATATACAATAACCAATTTTAAAGATGCTGTCCGGATCTTCAAGCTTGAATTGCTCCCCATCCATACCAACAAGGACCGTATTTTCTTTAAATTCAACAGGTATACTACCTGAAGTCCAATTCATTTTACAAGTAGGGTTTTGGATACTCGGCGCAGGATCATTAAACTCTTCAAAATCTACAGTAATAGCACCAGGTATTGCTATAGGATCCTTCAGCCCAATTTCTTGAACAATAAAAGAATTAGTCCCAAATTTCTTGACCTCATAATCTTTCTCGAGACCAACTTGTTTCAGAGCTTCTTCAACAATCTCTTGGTGAATCATTTTGGCACCTTAGCAGGAGCACGTACGAAGTCTAATGCTGCACGACAAATCGCAGTAGCGGCCGTGTCTATTTTATCAATCGGACCATCAGCTTTACCGCGAAAAACTTTACTAGCATCATATAGTTCAGCAATCCATTCACCATCAATATTGTGTAAAGAAAATGCTGTTGGTTTTAGATGAGTCAGAACTTCTAAAGCCAATTCAATATCCTCATCATAAAAACCAACAGGTTGTAAACAGGTAGTCCAATGACTTTCAAATGTCTCTCTCTCCAAACGCTTAAAATATCTTTCGTCACTCTCAGGACCAACACGCTTTATAGGAAACTTACTCTTTGCTTTTCGTTTTAAAAATTCTTCCTCAGTCTCTCCCGTATACTGCTCTGGCAATTCTCCCTCACATAGGCATTCTTCAACATAGACCGGTCTAATACCAGCGAAACACATCCACTTATTCGGATCAGTATTAGGAAAGATGCTCCAACCACCTTCAACAAATGCAGCAGTAGTAGAGCCGATAATAGTCTTCTTATAAATTTCAGTTATGATGGCGGTGCCAAGATCGAGGCCTACTTCGTTTGCCATAACCTATATACAAAAGGGGCCCGGCTCATCGCCGGGCCCCCGCAATCAGATCGAGCTTCCGAATTGGAAGCATTAGTTAAATACAGTAACCTCCTCTTTCAACTTGTTGTAGCACCGATCATACCACCATTTGTTATCGTCACGCACACCATGACGATAATCGCTTCCACGCAATTCATGGTAGAGATTGAGATAAGCAGTGATCTTGATCTTCCTATCTCGAACCATCCCAGCAGCACTGTTATGGTCCCACCAGTCTTTGTCAGGAGCGAATTGCTTTTTGATTACTGCAAACTCTTCACGAGGAAGGAGCGACTTACGAGCACGCTTCAAAATCGGCTGCTCTTCAGCCAGCTTCTTGATCTCTTGTTTGACGTTGAAAATTAGAGTTCGGGTATCCATGATTTTCTCCTATTATAAAAATGATAATTTAAGAAGACAAACCACAGACGGTGGGCTTCGCACCTACAAGAATTCCAACATTGTTAATTCCTCCAAAGTGGATAATTTGACAGAGCTTTGCGAGCGTCTCCACTGATAGGTTCAGTGGCCAAAGCCGTAGCCTGGTCCCCAAGATCGGGCTCATAAAACATCACCGTACGAATATCACGATTCGTCAGTTTGTTTTCAGCTTCGTGAAGCCTACTCTCATTAGGGACGCTACAAATGACAACTGAAGAAATGCCGTTCTCTTTGTTTGCAAGGTGAATTCCAGCTTCGTGAGCCGCGTGGACAGCTTGACACATCTGCTGGGGGAGTGTAAGATCAGACCTGATCAGAACGTAGAAATGCTTACCCTAATCCATTTGAGCCTCCTATAATACTTTTAAACCAAAAAGTTAAAAAACCAATAAAACCAATCGTAAGTCCGCCCCAATACAATATTAGATTCACATGCCACCAATGTGCAGTGTCAGTTAAAAACGATGCAGCCGTACAAAGAAATCCAATACCTAAGATAATTATACCAATTTTCCGCAAACTCATTGTTTCTTATCTTCGCGCCCCGGCATATCGTGATACATTGCACAATTAAAACCGAGGTTCAACACACGACGCAGATTCTTGAGTGCCTCTTCCTTGTTGATCGTCAACGTAGCGGCCTGACGAGCCTGATGAAGATACTGCTCCATCCACAGGAGCCAAGTCTCTACTGACTTATCCTTGTCCTTCTGAGATCCGGCAGGACGCTGATCGTCCCAATACTTCGCATGCTCGAACTCCTTCTTGACTCTCTGTGCTACTTCATCAAACTCGATCATCTTTCTTCCTTCTCTTATTTCCTGGCCTAGTTCCTGCTCTATGTACTTCGTCGTGAACAGTGCATTCATCAGTTAGGCAATACCGCCACTTACCGGTTTTACTAACTAACCACTTGCTCCATTTATGTTTATGTTCTTCACTTGATTTCATCAATTGATGGTATCCAAAAACGCCCTATTACAAGATGTTGTTCATCAACTTCAAGAATCTCAACCATCCAGATATCATCACCAAGAATTATTTCTAAATGATTCTTATCAGCAACTCTCCATTCACCAATTTGTTCACTTGTCTGATAATCTCCAGGTCGATGTAATACAAATTCGCGATTTGCAACTCTCTTGATCTCGATTTGATAGAACACACTATTGTCATATTCCCATTGCTCTGAAAGAGCAATATCCTTGGGTTTCCAAACCATCTTGTCCGGACTACTTCCCAAAGGTCTGTATACCCAATGATTGAAGATATCATTACTAAAAGCTGGACCATTTGTGATATGATGGAGTTCGATGTGCGTCCATATCAGAAGGGATATAAAACCTACTGATAATATTCCCCAGAGCCACATTTTCTTATTCATAATATTCGCCCCTGAAGGGAATCGAACCCTCACACAGCGTTTTAGAGACGCCTGCTCTACACAATTGAGCTACAGGGGCCTTTTCTTTCGCTTTTTCTTGGCTTTTTTGGCTTTCTTGGGTTTCTTGGGTTTAGAATCATCTATTTCATCAACTAACCGAATAGCCAAAACCACATTAACAACAGTGTTACGAGTCACGTGAGCCAATTCTGCAATCTTATTCAGTCTATCTAAAGTGGGTTTGGGAAGGTCAAGGATGATTTCTTTGTATTTCCTCTTATTCATTCTTCCACTCGAGTTCCGAAGGCCATGCTTGGACATAGATCTTGTACCTGACGAACTCACCAAGTTCACCTATTGGTATGTAGTCGAATTTAACGTCACCAGCATCAACATCTCCACCACTAATATAAGGAGCAACTAGCTCTACATGAAGTTCACTAATCTCGTCACACTGAAAAACGATCTTAAACCAAGAAGCAGTGTAACCTTTCGCAGCATAACGAATAGCTTCCGCCAATCTGTCTTCAAGATTTCTACGAAGCAACAAAGATTTAATACGCGATTGGCGGGCGAGGATCCATATCCCAAGGATTGTGACAATTGCGATTCCCAAAAATATTGCAATTCTTATCATTCTTTATCTACCGTTTCTGCTTCCTGCTTTTGCCATCTACGCCGTCGTTCTTCACGGCTTGCCTCTTGCTTAATCATCCCCTTATATGCTAGAGTAGTCGGGACAATAACAAAGAGACAGAACCACCAACAAATTGCTGTGAATATTGTGTTAACAGGATCTCTTCCTTCACTTCTGCCTACCCTATATCCCACTTTCTCCATAACATAAACTGTAACTCCAGCCATTACACTGTACGCGATCAAGGACCCGACCAACCAAACCATCCACATAGCCAATTTCTCCTGGGAATAAAATACAACTCAGATCTCATGATCTGTATTACACACCTCATTATGGAAGTAGACGAGCCTCTCCTTAAGATCCTTGAAATAATTGGGATCTGTAGGATGTAACTTCCGGAATTGCTTCCGGGTGACATTAATACCACAAGGTGTATGAATAGTATTGTCCTCAACGAAGAAATGCTCTCGCAATTGAGGATCTTCCGCAAGCCAATCCTTGACTATATCAGCAAGCGCTAGTACCATTGGTAGCACATTCCCATCCTAAATCTACTGCCCCTATACGCGGGCACCACCAAAGCCTACATTCATCATCAAGACCTTCTTTAAGACGTTCGAAGAAATCAGGTTTCTTAGCTGATAATTCTTCTATCCGCATTAATCTAATTCCTTCAGGCCAAGGAGTGTGTCGCCAGCGCACGACTTTGTCACCTTCAAGATAAAAGATTAATCTCCCACGTCCTTGATGATGTTGCAAGAATTCACCATGTTTTTCATCTACAGCAACATCCCAACAAGTTAACTTGTTCTCTTTTAACCAATCTAGAATGAATGTACCCAGCGTCGGTTCAATCATCTGCTTTGAGGAAGAAAGGGATCAATAATTTGGTGCCACGTTACTTCATGGATCTTATTGCAGCATTTTTCACAATGCCAATACCCTGATATAGAACAGATCCCTGATATCTGAGTTGTTTCACAACAAAAACATATAGCTTTATTGTCCATATATCCCTCATCCAAATACAACATCAAGCCAGTAGCCAGAGCAAATATTAACAATGCACCGACTGTTAATTTTAACATGCCAACCGTTCCGCTACTCATCTTTAACAAAATAACGCTTCATCTCTTCATCAGCTATTATCATAGAACGCTGAATTCCGTCATGGAGCTTCTCAAAAAATTGAGGATCACTAGCATGGATGATTACTTGATAAGGAGTAAAAGGAGGCCCATCTATAGGTGTATCTATCGGATAACGGAAAGTCACTTTTTCACCCCAAACAACCGCTATACGAAGTTGATATTTCTTGTAGTAAAGACCATTGTCTAACCAAGCTGATTCTTCAAAGTCAAATCCGTTCTCTTGAAGCCATTCAAGAACAAGATGATAAAGACTTATTTTGCCTTCCATGAGGAAATACTCTTCTTCGCCTGCTCCATGCGCTCAGCGCGTTCTATGGCTTTCTTCGAATCTTCTTCATCCTTCTTAGCTTGAGCGCTGCGCAGGTGTTCACGGAGTTCTTGCTCCATTTTGGGGAGTTCTTCACGGAGGAGGTCCCACCAGGGTCCATCTTCATTACTATTGCGATAAACTTCGACTGTTTCACCTTGTACTTTGGGGAATGTATGACATTGGGCTCGGGGGTCACCAAACACTGGTGTTACTCTAGCATCTCCAGGGACCAGGATATGTAAAGTATCCCAGGTTGTCTGCCCTACGAGAAGAAGAGGCCCACGCCTGATATAGGTAGGATGGTATCGATGAGAACTAGCCCCCCAACTCCCCTTAACACCCATCCGCGCGCCCCACAAGCCACTAAACAAAGCATCTAACCGACTCTTTTCTTCATTAGTAAGCATTTACCACCCTCTAGGATAATTGGCATCAGGATCCGGTTCCAAATACGCCCTTCTCGGGGGTCCACCATATTTCTCGGCGCATTTTACACACATAGTTGTACTAGGCATGGCTTTAAGTCGTAACTTGGAGATTTTATCATCACAAATCTCACACTTCCTCAGTTTGTTTTTCATGGAGACGTCTCATGTCGGCTAGCCTTCCAATTAATGCATCTCCGACCTGCCGTAAAGATTCCGAAGACGCTAATGAGATTTTTTCGCTGGGATCTGACAACGTATTATAAATATCGTTATGGATTAACCCATAACCATTATTGATTGTAAAGAATAACTCTGGTTCGAATTTGGACCGTAAGAAAAATTCCCGGATTCGCCCCAATAGAGTAGGTTTAAGATAAACTCTGAAGTAGACCTTTCCATTAAATGCATTGAGATTCCAATCAGTCCGTCTTCGGAGCCGCTTATATTCACTCTGTTTCAATGCCAACTGAAGGACTTTCCGTACTTCCATGAATTCTTGCGACTCTGTAACCTTCTCCAATTCATGGGCCATAACAGCTACATCACGATGTAACTTTTCAAGCTTTTCAAGCTCGTCCGTTAAAGCTGTGAAGACGTCAGTACTCTGGCTCAACGTCCACTCCCAAATATATCAATTGACCAACCTGTAATCTTTGATGGCTCTGTGGTCCCGGCCATTTCCATACGAATAAAATCATACGCGAAGAACATACTAAAATATACAACGAAGAATGTTAACAAGATTAGAATCGAAAACACACGAGTCTTGCGGGGAAATGTTTCACTTAAAATCTCTTTCACATCTTTAAACATTAGTATGCCTTATGTGGTGGCACAACAAACATCATAAATCCGTGGGAATCCTGTCCTTCTGCGGCTAAGAAGCGCTGATCGCAAATTGAACATCTCACATACTTTCGCTTGGGGATAGTAACAGGCTTTCTACCGCCATCACACCAAAAGTATCGTCTCTTTGCCTTCACAGCGGAAGCAACTTAAACGTGATCAAGAGAACAACAAAAGCCGGTACAATAAACAAGATTGCGGCGATAAAATACAAACAAGCTTTTAGAAATTTACTAGTCACTTTATAAGCCACACGGAGACAGGATACGAGGAGACACGTTAACACTAAGCCCACCAAGAGGGCCGAGAAATCAAACCAACTTAGCGGCACGTACTATTCCTTTGCAAGTATGACAATGAGAAATATGGCGTTTATAATACGTTCCGAATTTCTTAAAGAAATCAGGGTCTTCCAATTTAAAGCACCGCCCCTTAGTTTCATCCCAATTAGTAAAAACTGAATTTTTATCAGGATTAAGCCAAAATACACAGTGACCAATCGTATTCTTCTTTTTCTTAACCCTCTTCTCGTTTTCCTTCTTCATAATTCGGTGTACATTACCAAAGTCTTGTTCTGATAGCCAAATATCAAGAACTTGATATAACTCAGATGTAGTAATGTCTAACTTTTGCATAACATCTTCCGAATATGGGCCTTATAGAGAGCCTTTCCGCGAATGCGCCCGCGAGCAGCCGGGTGAACTATCTTAATATGTGAAATGTTCGATCTAGTTAGTCCATTCTGGACGATCTGCCCCATGCCAACGATAGAGGTACCATCAGCATATGCATTATAGATCTTCTTGCGGTCACGCATATTGAGCCAATTTGCGAAATCGCAATCGGTGGGATCAATCCCACAGGCATGGAGTGCATCAAAGAGTTGTTTAGCGGCTAATCTGCCATCGCGCCAGGATACACGCATCTGTACGGCTCGATTAGACTTCTTCTCGCCGACAAAGAGAAATTTCACCTATTGTCTCCTTGACCTCGAAGAGTGCCTCGCTCCACTCTACCCTTGATCTTCTTGAGATTACGCTGAGCAACCTCACTCAATGAAACATTCAATTCGGTCGCAGCACGAGCTAAATACCAAAGTGTGTCACCCAATTCAGTAATCAAGAAATCGCGATCTGCTACGGTTATCTGACCTTCATCACGATCACGCCAAATCTTCTTAGCGTGGTCAGAGAATTCACCCGCTTCACCAGAGAGACCAAGGGCGCAGTAAATGACAGACATTAAGGTTCCCTCTCCGCGTCCAGGATAAATTGAATCTTTATGCAATACTTCTTGATAATCGTCCATCTTCATATCGACCTCACCGGCATATCTAATTCTATTAACTCCATCTGTTTTGACAATAATTTGAAGAAACTGGGGTCAGCGGCCATGATCTTATCCTGACGTTCATAATGACTGGAGACTCTACGATATGGGGTTACGGCGTCTGGATCAATGAATATGTACCCATGTCCCGGCCAATCTGTTGCCCCGCGACCATATGATATCGAACCCGACGATGCATTTTCAGCAGCAGCGATACAATGCCAACCAGCAGCTTTGGGTCGAGTTTCATTAACCCAGTCAACGATTATTGCAAAAAGAGGCTTCATCTCTGTCCAGCTGCGAAATCTTTTTCCTGGATAAACCGCCATCCAGCCTTTTCGGCTGCGCCCTTATCGTCTGATGCACCACTTACACCCTTGACATTCCCAACAAATACGTATTCATCTGCAGTGGTCCATTTCTCCAAGAGCGCAAGGCAGAAGTGCTTAGTGTGGCCAGGGAAAGGTGTTAAGAATGAAGCATAATTGTACCAATCTGGAACACCTTTCAAGAAAGCTGCAATATTGCCACAGATCCCAACTATATGTCCTTGCGCTCGCATGTCCGCGAGAGCCTGGACTGGGATTGGGCCCTTAGAACATTCGAGCGTTTCATCAACATCAAAAGCATAAACTTTCATACTAACCTTCCAACCAATGGTGTGTATTTCTGGTGTTCTATATTGTTTAAAGACATCAGATATCGTTTTACAGACAATCGCAATCCATAAGCAAGCTTCTCAAAAAATCGCGGATCGAATCTGTAAATATTCCAATTACAGACATTGATAGAATTATCTTGGTTCGAAATCCGAGCTACTTTGTAATTGGTCCCACGCAAGTAAATGAGCGAATCATTCATATCGTCTGGACCATATGTTGTTGCCCATGAGAATTCGATACCAAAAAAATTGCCATACATTTTTCGGTTTGCCAGCCAATCTTCAACGATTTGATCAAGAGGAGTCACTATTTCTTGCCTCCTCGGCCTTGCTCGTTCCTGATGTCCAAGTATCGATTGACATCAGCAAGGGAGTGTTCCATCGCGTGCTTGAAATCACGCAACGTCTTCTGGTCTAACTTAACCAGATTTCGAGAAGCAGTCTTCAACTTCAAGGCGCTGATGAATTTGTAAACTTCACGATCGTCCTTAGGATTTCCTTTTGCCATCACTTTTCTCCAAAATAAGGTCCTGCCATATGAGCAGTACTAGTTTCCCATGACCATGGAATATTTCTCGATTTCCCCTTCTTCGCCGGTCTCACTGGTGTTTTCCAAATATCCACAACTTTTTCCATTTGATCTACAATCTTCTCAAAGAAGAGAGGATCACATACCATTAATTTAGCATTATACATGAAAATATAATCATCGTAGATTTTATAATTAGCATACATCCTACCCATTGGGGCCGCAAGGGGAGGTTCTAGACGCAGATATCTTTCAGCTCCAAAACCTGCCGCCACATGCCAATGTACATTAATACGAGCATCATTAGGTATAGTCTTAATTAACCAAACACTTATAATATCCGCAAGAGTAATCATTCTATAACCACTACTTGAATATCTCTACGCTTGGCCTCTCGTACCGTATCAGCAGTACCACGGGATTTCTTAAGATCATTATGGAAAGCAATGACAAAACGCGGGTTCATATCCAACATCTTCCGGTTGCGAATCGGCCCTGCACGCGGACCCAAATGCCATTCAGCTTCAACCGTAATAACCTTAAATCCAAGCTCAAATGCAACTTCCCATGCTAGGGTATCTGCGCCTTTTGCGCCACCCTGAACGATAGTTGTTTTAGGGGGAAGTTTACTAAGAACTCTACGAATCTTATCTATATCACTCCAGTTACGGTCGCCACAAACAAGGACTAGCATTTCACCCGCTTTTTGCCATTACAAGCAGTACAAGGGCCGTTCGATTCGAATCCGAATTCCCAACCCGTAGCAACGCCTTCTAGAGTTCTACACGACCTGCAAGGGATACCTTTAGTCTTGACCTTATTCTCTGAGTACCATTTTATAAAACATTCCTGATCGCAGAAATTGAAGGTCCATGTGCTTCTATGAGTATTACTACAATGGTCACAAGTTTTAGATGCATAAGTGTAAGAAAACGTGAGTTTGAGCGCCGAGGGCTCAGAACACTGATCACAACGAATTACGATCATCATTTAAACACCATCGTTGGAACATTCATTAGTGGTATGTATGGCGCGTAGAAATAACCTGCATCTAAAATAGAAGATCCCCAAAACTCGAATTTATCCTTAGATGGGGCTATAATTATGAAATTCATTCTCTGTCCTTGACCTGAACTTGTCCGCGATCTACCGTAAGATTATGATGCAGACCGCATTTTATACACTCACCTACTACTTTACCCAGAGCATCAGCAACTAGCTTGAAATGCATGCACATCGGTTTACAATAAGGCACACGTGCCTCAGTGGGCGGTCCAGCTTCTCAACCCATTACATGTCCTTCCAAATAGGATTATAATCCCAGTCTTTACGTTTTTTATTCCATGTAGCCCACACATCTGCTTGGATCTCACCCCTTCCCTTAGGGGCATAATGCATTTCACTGTCCTGCTCACAAGTTCCACCATTGGGAGTCTCAAGAAAACCATCCTTGCAAGCAACTCGAATGATATTGTCTTCGTCTTCGAAAAAGAATTTGTCGCATTGTTTAAGCTCATGCATACGGGCAACTATCGTATGATAACCACCCTCCCATGATATTTTGCGAATGACTCGAAGTGTCAAAGTCGGGTGAGCATTAGCGAGGCTAGGAAAAGTAGCAATAATGGGAGCAGCGAGCGCAGCAGTAATAAAATGACGACGATCCATTTTTATCTCCTATTTGCCGTAACCATCCCATCTACGAAAAATGTACTGGCCATCGACCCAAAAAGTAAGTGCCTTATCCCAAACACATCCAGGCGCTATAATATTAAAGTTGTTAAAGTTCATACACTCTTCGCAACCATTATTCTAAGGGCTTTTCCATCTTTCTTAGGATCGATACCTTGAGCCTTCATCCACATCCGCCCATACCAATCGGCTTCATGAAGAACGACAACATAATCGCCCGCAACTTCATTGGCTTTCTTATTAAGATGACCTTCCCTCTCAAGAGCTCGAATCACTTCATCCTTGACTAGATTGTAATTAGCTGTGAGATTGTCCAAACCCATCGTATACATATGCGTACTCATATTCTAGCCTCCGGATATAACCATTTAACTTCCTCACGTGGATGACCGGTGCTGAGAAGCATTCGAGCGTTCCATGTGCCATCAGTACAATCTTCCCAACTGCAACTGACGTGACATTCTTTACATCTATCGTCAGAACATAACTCTTTCTTAGGCTTGGAACAACCAGCGCATTTCTTCATTGCCTTGATCTCTTTAACTCTTCTAAGTAAAGACTATTATCTCTCTTTCTCCACTGCACTGTAGCTAGACCACCGTCTTCGGGTAGACTGAATGATTTCAACATCAGATGAGCTCTATGGTTGCCTCTATGACTCGCATTTAACTTACATTCTAGATACTCTCTCACAGAGATTGAAACTCCACCTCCGGCATGACCATCCACGTCAAGATAAACTTTCGATGGACACTTTTCCCATTTTTTCGGCATAAATCACCAGATTGGGATCCCAGAAACGAAAGCAACCAACCAAAGTACCCAGGCGTATACAGAATACCTGTCAAAATATTTCCCAAGTTTACCAACATTCGCGTAAGCACCTACAGCCCAAACGAAATGTAGTCCCATGATCAACAAACTAGCGAGGCCAGTAATAGTATGAAGATTCCATGTCCATCCGGCCTTAGCATTAGCGCAAACAACGACAGTTGCGAAAGCATCTAGGAAGAATGCGATGCCGAAAGCAACCATCATCCAATAGAGTAATTCTTTGTTAATCTTATGTGTCCAAATGACAACACTATAAAGGAGAAGTGCGATTACAAACAAGTATTCTAAGCTCACAGAAGTGAAATACGGACAGGGCCGGAAGACCTTTCGATCCCCCGGCCCGATGTTGGGTTAAGTTATTATATATTTGCTATTTGAGTAACAGCAAATTTGAGGTCATCCCATGCTCGCTCATGTCTGCTTTCTACCATCTCGATCGCTTGCCTGTTGGTATATGATCCATAGCGGTCTTTTTCAGCCTTCAATAATTGAGTAGCCGCTTTGCAGACTTGTTCCATCGCGGAAATTCTATTCTCAAGATCATGAGGAGTGGAATGAAGAACTCCATAAGCCTCAACTGCTTCCTGTGAATTTCGTAATGTAGTGATTGGATCTTCTGTAGCATTGTAAAGCTTCTCCAGCGCCCGCCTCAACATAAGATTGTGCACTCCCAACCATTTATTCTGATTGTGAGCTTCAGCAGCACTCTTTCGAGCCTCTTCACGCTCTGCAAGCATCCCTAGAGCAGCTTCTTCAAAACATTTATTGGACAATTTTAGAGTATCATATGCGTGTCTTCGCTCTTCAATCTTACCCAGAAGCTCGGTAGTTTCTTCAATATGATGCTCTTCTAGAACATATCTCTCACCATCGATTATGACAGTCTCAGATTTCTTAACCATTATAATCTCCTCGCTTCTTGAGCCACTTTTGGAGAGCTTTAAGGCCCTTGTTGTTAAACCATGCCTGCAGGTTGTCACTTCCTGCAGTAACTATATCTATACCTTTTTTCCCTGCATCAACAATAACCAAATCCCCGATCTTAAGATCTGGCATTGGAACGTGAGCGTCGGTTGGAGCAGTGACTTGGAAGTTATCCTTGGGCATTGATCTCTTGGCCTCTCTTATCGATACACTCCTGATCCATAAAGATTATACCGTGGTTGTAACATTCCCAACACTTTGTGTCATCACAGAAGCGACAGCCAATAGGTTCCTTACGACAACCACTCTCGGGCTTACCATCACAATCAGGCATAAATAGGTCTCCCTTGCCTAAAACCAACAAGTCTTATATCGGGATCTGGGTTAAAGAGGGCCCATTCATATCCCTCTATTACTCCGCCACATTTCTGGACAAATGAGCCATGGATAATGATTTTGAAATTCATTTATAATCAATAATTGGAAGCTTAGCGAAAGTGTCTCCGGTACTACACATTATACAATCACAATTCGACGCGTGGCCACCAAATTCAAACATCGGAAACAAGGCGATGATTTTAAAATTCATTTAAGTAATCCCGCCGTTTTCATTCCGCCTTCAAACTTCTCGAAGAACTCCGGATCGGCAATATTGATACTAAGATCAATTGGCTTCTTGTCTACTCCAAGTACAAAATCCACAAACGTGTCACGCACGCGAACGATAGTAGTTCAACCAACCCATATTAGATCTTCATCATTGAAGTTGTTCTGAAAATCAACTTTAAAATTGGCTCGATTAGTCTGCTGAAAAAACCAATCTTCTAAGATTTTAAGTAAAGGAAGGTCGGAAAAATTAATCCAGGTCATTTATCACGCTTGATAAGTGGACAATTTGGCCAATCGTCACAAGTTCCGCTCCAGGGGTGATGTCTTATGACGTGTTTTTGAAGTTCACATTTTGGACATAGAATACCTGTAGCAAATTCTCCATGTTGCTTAATCTCGCAACGAGATTTAGTACCCATTATATATGAATTGGACAATTAAATCTACATCCACATGTACAACTCGCATCACAACAGGAGCATTCACAACAACACTTTTCTGCACCTAGAGCTTTCCTAACTTCCTCGGGATCGATCTTTGGATGCTTCTTACCAATATCCCGAATCTTAGGTTGTTTCTTACCGATGTTGCGAATCTTTTTCACTTCTTCGCTTTCTTTCGAGGCTTACGCTTAGGTTTGGATTTAGGTTTACGCTTAGGTTTGGGTAATTCCCATTCAATGGGTTCTTGCTTCTTATTACACCTACTGCATTGCCATCCATCCGTTATATCATTAATGAGCATAAATACAGGTGGGCGACTCTTGGAAGGAATTACTTCTCTGTCATGAAAACCAAATAAGCAAAGGAGCTTTTCAATCATAGAGGCACTCCAGGACCATCTATCATATCCTCTACATGGCCTCTCGCTGTTTTCCATCCACCATCAGGAACATCGCGAACATTAAATGACCAATCTACTTCCCATTCCCTCTCACCAGAGGTTCCGCTCGTGTCGAAGGTAATTCCAGCCTGTCCCAATTCATCAGCCTTCTTGCTAACTGCGACGGCTTCTTGCTTGTTTTTAACCTTGAATATAATAATAACCCATTTATCACGTGGTAGTGGATCAACGTTGTTCCGAGTAGTGGATTTGCTGGGTGCAATTGTTACTCCAATTCCAGCGTCACGGAGTTCTTCCGCTGCATCAAGAATCTTCTGATAAGCTTCGGATACGTTCATTGTTTCCTATCCTTAGCCTCCAGCACAATCGCTTCACCACACTCCGGACACAGAATAGCGGGAGGCATATTATCGCTAGTCTGATAGACTTGCCCGCATTTACATCTATAAGTGTGGGCATCACCAGGATTTTCCTTGATGAGTCTCGCAAAAGCTTTCTTGTCGGTTTGGAACGTCATAAGGTCACGCCTTATTCAAGCCAGCACTGGGGTCAGTGAACTCCAGTCGAACACATCAGACAATCACATCCGCATTTAGGCATCGATCACCTCGGATAATGGGGCATCAACTCGCCAGCTTTTAAGAATTCGAATTCACCATCAGGTTTAGATTGAAATACAACGAAGCAATCTGGGCCACCGAGTTCAAGAATCCAATCCATACAATCACCACAGGGTGTAAACTTATCACGCTCTGCGACAGTGAGGATTCCCATCAAATTCTTTGTTGTCTTAGTCCGTAGAGCCCCTATAGCGGCTTTTTCGGCATGAATATCGATACGGTACTTATGCTGGAGATTACATCCACTAGCCATTACATCATCGTACGCGATAACAGCACATCCAACCTTAGTCTTACCACCAGGAACGATGAGGGCATTATCCCTGATTTTCCAAGCAAGAGCCGATAATTCTTTCCAATTAATGCCCATTATTTCACTGTCGTGACTCTTGGAAACTTCTTAATTAACTCTCGCATGGGACGCAATCTCCGTCCTTGACCCTTTGCCCATGAAATACGAAGACGAGGCTCGTAACGGATATTAAAAGACTCACTCTTCTGATGCCATTCCTTATGGCCCTGCTTAAGTTCACATTGATATGTCTTATTATGAAACCTCTTTGTGGAGGGGCATCTACGCATTATAACTTCCAAAGTCTTCGCTGGCTCTTGAAAAGATTGTAAGATTTCTGAAGAGAGAATTGGCCGAGAAATTCCCTCCAAATTAAACTAGACACTACAATTCTAAAATTCATTTCCTCGTCAGAGCTTTACGACGACTTATAGGAGCTCCTGCTTTTATCAAACCAGCAGTTATTTCTGCATGACTATTCTTCAACCACATTTCTGCACAAGCAATGATTTTAAAGTTCATAACGCCCGGAGGGATTTAAACCCTCGTCTGCCTCCATTATATGGAGGGCTCTCGGGCGATATGTAATCATTAGTATGCCGTGTGATGACTCTTTAATATCCACACTTGATGCTCAAGTTGCTGGATCCGTTTAAACAGATAATCCATCGTCAATTTCTTGGGTCTAGGCGTTAGAAAGGAGGGAGCTTCAACTCTACGACCATGATAGGTACAGGTACCGCGTTCACATTTCTTACATGTTCTCATTTATTAAAATTCCCTTATCAAATGCCTCGCTACTTACAGTCCACCAAGATCCTTCCGGATCAATAAACTCATAGATTCGTGCTGCTTCATCAAAACAAACAAACTTGTGTACTCGTCCGTTTATTATACAAACTGGCGCGAAAATTTTGAAATTCATTGTAGCCAATCAGATGGTGGGAATTCTATCTCAAAACGCCACGGAGCAATAATTTTAAAATTCATATATCCGGCCCTAACGACCATGAATGTCCACAATTAGGACATACCAATATATTAGTATCATCGACAAAATCACCATCGATGTGCAAAACTGGTAAAGATCTATTATCCCAAGGATTTTCTTTAGTACAAATAAATGTATTGGTGATAATTTTAAAGTTCATTGTCCTCAGGATTTGGATCTGGATAATAATCCTTACCTATAATAGCAAGCGCCCTACGCCATTGCCACTCTCTAAAGCATTTCTTATTACAGCATGACTTATTTGCGCCGTAACCACCTCGGAGATTGAAATCAGTCTCGAATTCAACCCTACAAATCTGGCAAAACAGTTTTTGTATGGAGAAAATCATTATAGAATACCTGGCTCTAAAATATCCCGATCCTACGCGGATACCACATTTTAAGAGAAGCAATAATCTTAAAATTCATTTAAAGAAATCCATTACTTCTTGAGGACTATTCCATATCATCTTGTCATTATCATAATGAGCATATCCTCTACCTACTACTTCTTCTCTCCAGTTCGATCGCTCAAGAAGGCAGCCACAACCAATACCCAAATAGAAGATAACTGCGATCACTGTTGCCCAAATTAGTGTCTTCCTCGCGACTACATGTTTCATCTCAGTCTCAGGAGTGAAGGCGAGAGCTTTCTCTGCCCTGTCGAACTCCATCTGGACGTTTGCTCTACTTGTCAAGATACTTCGATTCTTGAACGCCAAGAGACCTTCCAACGCCTCCCTGAGTTTACGGTTTTGGAGAGTAAGATTCATTTCTTATATAACTCTTCCACTGTGTTCATGATATTTCTTAATTTTTCGAAGAACTGTGGATCAGAGACTTGAAGTTTCTGTGCAGACACATTTGGGCGAGGGGAAATATCGACATGATCATCTCTGATAATACCAATGAACCCTCCAAACTTATAACCAATGAAATGTATTAGACTCTGATTCCATCCATCAATCTCTCTAACGTCCCACGTGTGATAACTACTGGAGTGGGGAGGTAACCAATCTTTAACAATTTGAGAGAGGGAGGGGATCATTCAATATGTAACCTTATTCTATACCACATTAGGTAACTCAATACATGTTTTGCCAGACGGCGTATGCATCCAAAATCCATCTATAGGTTGCCAAAGCCAAAAATCACCTGAGATAGGAACACAACTATTGCCTTTATATTCACCAATACTCGCAGTTAACGTTGGAATCCACTCTGTATCTGTAGGTGGAAGATCTTTGTCTTTCCAATAAGGAGCATGAAGTGTAACACGAACTTCATAACCAAGATCTTCTACTTCAACCTTCTTTGACTCCAAAGAAGGATCTAATGGGCCCATTCAACATAAACAGGGATTCTTATTCATTACATATATCCTCGTTCACCACCCGTTTCGTTATCCGGATTGGGAATGAACTCCCTGAAGAATCCAAATATTGATTCAAGAAGTCCTTCTTTGCGGGGCTCAGGTCTAGGCTCCGATTCAACACTCTTTCTCCTAGACTTCCGATTCCGCCTCTTTGATTTCTTTCTAGTCATTTCTTCTCCTCGTCATCAAGGTCTATTTCAGAAGTCAAGTGTTCTGAAATTTCGTAAGCCCCCAGATCCTCGGCTTCCTTAATCGCCTTATCTATAGCTTCCTGTCTCTTATTCCTAAATAGCTTCCTAAGTAAATCTGTTGGATCCTTCAAATTTTCAGGTTGCGCTTCACTCTTCTTCCACCACGTAGTTTCAGTCGCAGATGAATCATACAATTCGAAATGTAACATCGATCTGGATGGTGCATGATCTTCGTAATCTTCGGGAAGTACATTCATGATGTGACCAACCACATCGCCTTCCTTTATTTCATCCCCCTCTTTAACATTGGGTTTGACCTCTCCATAGGCGATAACCCCACTGTTTCCCTTCACCATTACCACTTGCGTGTAGAGGTAACGATATTTAGAGTCGGGTCCAGAGTCTTCAACTCCTGTGAAGTCTTCGACCGTTACTACAGTTCCATCTTCAATAGCATATACTGTCGATCCTTCTGGGATATAAAGATCGACTCCGGTGTGGATATCATGTCTCCGCACTTTTCCAAAGGAGCCTTCATGAGTTGCTGGGATAGCGAGGTTGTAATCTTTTAGAGGGAACATCAATCACCTTAAATTGACAGCGACTCTCAACGTTTCTTTAGCTTGATCCAACAATTCAGCCATGAGAGTCACATGATCAGACTTGGTTGAGCTCATCACTCCCCACGCAGGATAGTCGATTCCAGATTGAGGAGCCTTTAACCCAGTGAATTTTGGTACGAGGTGGCCACCGCCTGCAGTAGACTCACATGAGAAGGTCCAACATGGCTCCGTCTCACCCTTTAACCAGACTGCCATAGACTTAACGGAGCCGTGAGTTTTATAATCCTTACACATTCCCACTAACTCTCGAACTTCCCCCACGAATTCCTTTAACATGCTGTTGAACATAGATCACCTCAATAATACGGACCACATCGATCATGCTGGTTAATTGAAGAGAATAGGTGCCAAACTACTGCTCCACAACCAATAAGCATTAAAGTAATGACAAATAAAAACTTACCCCAATCTGGCCATGCTGCTATCCATTCGGTCATATTTAATCCGTTACATATACCAGTTTCCACTTAGTAGCGATCTCTTTGCATCTGCGTGCTGCCAGTTGATCTGGTGACTCTCGATTACGATTTCTCTCGAAATATTCACCACGGATTTCTTGCAACGCTCCCATATCATTAACGAATTCAGTTTTAAAGCTGTGAGAGAGGTTCAATAAGTATTTGGAGTAACTCTCGATTACAACTACAGCATGTAGATCTCCGACACTGGCATCAATGTCGACAATCGTGTTATTATGGGAGTCTCTAATGTAATGGACCATATTCTCTCGCAGCGTTAAGGGCGAAACATAACAGACAGCCATCCTCACCACAATGAGCTGGCTTACCTATCTGTTTGTTCTTGTGTTTTTCCATCAGTTCCATTAAAGGAGCCACAACTTTCTGGGCCTGGGTGAACGTGAGGGCGAGGGGCTTACATCTTTGGCACGGAGAGCCGTCCTCTACGGTATAACAAACGCATTCAAACTCCTCCAACCCCCTCCTGAGTTCGCGGATTTGGAAGGCGAGGGTAGTTGACTGGAGATCTTGTACTCTGGCTTGTTCCTTCCACTCTGCCGCTTCCCGCTTCAACTCGTCGCGCTCTATTTCAGCCTTATCTCGTGGGGCCAGCGTATCATCACCAAAACTCATAGATCCATCCCCGATAATTTTCTAAGCTTTGTGGGTAAAGCCTTGATTGAAGCAAGACGCTCCTTCGAATCGCATTGACAATTTGGCCCCGTGTCTCTACCATAACCGCACCAGCTAGCATGGTTATAGGTGTGGGGAAGCAAGTGTCTTAGAACCCTCTCCATTGCTTTCAGCTCATTAGTGATCGCCTGTACGTGTTTGCAATTACCTACGATTCCCCGACTGATGACTGCACACTGACTACAAACAACAGGTTTGGAACTCATAGAAGTTAAATACTGCCCGGATATGAAAAAGGCCGGGCCCTTTCGGACCCGGCCCCTTTTTAATGCTTAGATCAAGCAGCCTTTATTAGAGGTTGCTTACCGTGACGACACCGTAGTACAGGCCACCGTCTTCGATCAGCTTCTTGCCGTAACGAGTCATGATGCCCTTGTTCGGCGTGAAACTGTTCGGATCCAACACAGTTGGAGTCGAGAGCAGTGGGATGTATGGCGCGTAGAAGTATCCACTGTCCAGAACCGAAGATCCCTTGAAACCCATGAGGATCTTACAATTTGGGAAGAGAGGATCCTTGTAGAGCCTCATCTTACCCTGGATCGTCCCGGCGCTCGTGATGCCGATGTCGATTCCGTCCTGAGCCAAAGCGTCAGAACCACGGAAATCGTTCAGCTGCTCGAACTTCGAGGCGATATCAGCGGAGGTTACCATCCAGTTGGCAGGGCCCCGGAGGGTCGTGCGGTGGATGATGTTCGCCACTTCCAATACCTTGTAGAGGAGGGCGATGTTACGATCGGTAAAGTTTACCGATGCGCCTGCGCCAGTCGCGAAGTTATGCGTGGCGCGGATAGCCGCAGCGATGATAAGGTCATTGATGATTTCTCGATCAATTTCCGCAACCATCTCGTCAGCCATCAGGTCCGTCAGCGTCGACTCGGCGTCGATGTTGTGGACAGACTTCAGATCCTGCGCGGCCTCGAGGGACCACGAGGTCTTTAACTTACGAGTCGCAGCCGCAACGCTATCCGAATCGATCGAAAGCGTTACTTCTGGCTGGAATGGGTTGTTTTCCAGGTCGAACTCGTAATCAGCCCGTACTAGCTTGCCCGTTAGGGAGCCAGCGGACAGAGTGAGCGTTACAACGCCCGTTGTATGGTTAAAGGAGGTGCTGCCCTCATCAACCGTGCACTCCGTTGGAGTGGCCGTCAGAACGACGTCTGGGTTGCCGTCAGCGTCGAAGGAGACCTGACACTCTGGTGTCGGCTCTTCGCAGCTATCAGCATCATCAGCAAACACGTTCACGACAACCGTGCCCGCGAGTACTGGACGATGAGCGAGAGTGCTCGTAGCAGTCGTAGCGCCAGTGACGGTAACGTCCTCGCCCTTAACGACCTGCGAGCTGTAGAACGGATCAAGCGCCCAACCGTTCTGGCGAGCAAACGCCTGAGCGGTGTTCTGACGCATAATCTGCGTTCCAGCCTGTGTCTGTCCCTTTGACAGAGCGTAGCGATATCTGATATAGAAGATCAGGCTCGCTGGCTGACTCATTGGCTGAACGCCAACGAGATTGTCCGCGATTAGTCTTGGATAAGACTTGCGGATTAGAGGCAGAGCAAAGCGGGTGAAGTCCGCGATGTCGCCTGTGGTCGTAGCATCCTCGAGGATGACCGACCGGTTCTTTGGATCCCACGCATTGTACTGGTTTTCCATCATTGAGGAAACCAGATCATACTTACCCGTTGGGATCTCCCTACACTTTTTCAGGACAGGAGCCCATTTCTTCACGAGCGTGTTCTTACGCGCCTTCGCGGTAAGCTGCTCTTGCTTGAGCTCTTCCGTCATGACTGGTTTATCGGAGTTCATGTTAATGTTTATCCTTATTCGATTGTATCTGCAATCTTGTCGACCTCCGACTGCGGCCGAACAGCGGCTTTAGCGGAGGTACGAGTCTGAGATTCTGTTAGGGTTCTACGAGTGGACTTGGCCGTGGCCTTCTGGCGACTCTCATCTAGGCGGGCTGTGGATGGCTTCTTGCCTTCTTCCATCTTTTCCTCACCCTTAGGAGCGTCGTCTTCTGAACCACCACCACACTTTGCACAACTACCACTCTTAGGATATGGGAGGTGATGTTCCTTACAATATCCCTCAGTGGCGACTTGCTCTTCTAGCGCACGATTACGCGCCAGTGTCTTTGCAGCAATGTCATTGGCAGTGTTAGCCTTGTTGAGGAGCGAGTTCCGCTCTTCCTTAAGCTGTCCAAACGCCTTCTCGAGCCGCGCAATTTTCTTCTGCGCGTCCTGAAGTTCCTGACTTGTCGCGCCATTATCTGTCAGTTCTACGCCTTCGGCAATAGCCTTCATTTTGCGTAGTTTGTTGGCGGACTCAGACTCTTCAATTGCTCTCTTGTTGTTTGCAGCCTGTTCCATGGTCGCTGCCTTGGACTCCATGAAAGTTTTCACACGGCGGGCGAGAGAGGCCTTTTCCTTGTTGACTTCCTCAACACAAACCTGCTTCGCACGCTCGATCTTAGTCTGGTACTCTTGATCGTACCTAGCCTTGAGCGACGTCGTGTAGCGCCCGAGTTCCTCACATATAGCTCCCGTGAGTTCCTCACTCGCGCCAATACCTTTGAGTAGCTCTTTCAGCTTATCCATCGGGATTCAACCTCCGAAGACATTAAAATTTTGTTCCTTACAAATAACTTTGCACGAAGGATTAATTTTTTATTTATGACCATTGAATCTCAGGTCAATAATACTTGGGTGGTGGGTACTTACGTGTCTTTAAATTATTCGAACAATCAGGACATATTTCTCGATGATGAATTCGACAGCGATCCATTGGCATCGGATCATGCATCCATTCCTTCCCACACTGAGAGCATTCGTGCGGGTGCCGTACACACTTAGCGCATCTTCCGTCCTGGAGAAAAGCTGGATCAATATAGTGTCCACAATTCACACACTTAATATCATTTTCATGGAGCGATCGTAGATACATATTATAATGGAAGTGTTGACTTAAGACCACCCCACATACCACGCCCACTGCGAATTTTAGGTGTTTTGATCACTCTCTGAGTCTTCTCTGGAGTTTCTCTCTCATGCTTGTATCCCCACGTTGAATGTGGGTCTATTTTAGAATAATCACCCAATTTAATGATCCAACGAACATGAGCTGCGGGGATTGACAGTCCAAGTTTAGGAATCGATTTGGCGAGTTCTCGTTTGATAGCCCACCAACGCACACCCTCTACATCTCTCCTATTCTGTACTGCTGCGATAAGATCTTTAATAGGGATACCAGAGGTAATCAATTGACCAACCGGATGAGTCTTACCTTGAAAATAGCTCTGGATTCTAGCGTGGATATCCTCAGGCGTGTGATTCTCAAAGAGACATTGTAGCCTCATATAATATCTTAGCGCGAATGGGCTCTAATCACCCAACGCTCCTTACCGGGGGAGGTAATTCCCCCCATATGGAAGATATCACTATCGAAGACTACTAACGTTCCAGCTTTACCAGTGACTGAGACAGGTTTATCATGCTTAACGTCAGGGTAATCTTCTATGTGATTCTTAATATCCATATAATGCTTGGCCGACGCGACGGCCTTCTTCCGTAATTCCGCACCCAATTTATGGGTCTTTGGGACGAACATTAGAGGACCGTTCTTGGGGCCGACATCATTAAGATATAAGAAAAATTTTAGAGCACGGGCGCGATCGAAGTGAAGATGGCCATTAGGGGCTAACCCCTTATCTGTTTGATAATCATGTGTAATGAATATTTCTGAATTGAAGCTCTTTACTCTACCCAAATAAGCGCTAGCTACTTTGCGCATCCATGGAGTATTAAAGAATTCACGTATATGTTTATGCTTCTTAATATGGTCATTATATATCCTACATGCTTTCCCAAATTCATAAGGAGGTAATGGAGGGGCATTTTCAAGGGCCGTGCGGGCATCCCTAGCAACCGCAGAGACCTTGGTATAGCGTTCAACCCTTACTATACCATATTCTCTTAATTGCCCAGCGATATGTTGTACTACTTTGTCGTTAAGTTTAATGCCGTCCATGCTTTATTTTCTCGTGGAAGGCTGGTTAGTACAGGCAGGGGGTGCCGGGAGTTTCAGGTTCGCTATAATACCTATCTGTGCAACTTTGGCAATATTGTCCACCACCACAAATCGCCGCCAGACATTCCACACATTCCCCGTGATCTTCAGGCCCCTCACCACATGCATCACAAAGAGCCTGTGGAGCCTGTGGAGCCTGTGGAGCCTGTGGAGCCTGTGGAACTTGAGGCATCATGGGACCATAATCTTCTGCAAGAGCAGCGATCTCCGCGATTGTATTCTCAGATAGGCGGGGTTTTGGCTTGCATTCAAAGACGAAATCCGGCGACTCTGGTGTGTGTTCAGCTATAAGCTGAATATCATCATCAGTAGCTTCTCTAGATTCTTTCCCAAGTTGCCTCTTTACTTTATGGACGCAGCGTTCATACTTGGCTTTTTTCGCGGGTGAAGCATCCTTTTTGCCACCACCAGTTGATGCGCCGCAAATAGCCCAAGGATTGTCCTTCTCTTCCTCTTCATTCAGACCAGCCGATTGAACAAAATCAAGTTTAGCGGCCTCGATATCTGCGCCGGATGGATCTACTTCCTCAGCATTGTTAGGATCGAAACTGGCAGGATCGGGAGATTGCGTCTCCCACAATTTACCATTAGCGAAATGATATGTAATATGCCGAGCGCTATCTGGTGTCCTGAATAGAAGATATTGATCTTCTTTTAGATCACTCGGCCGCATCTTTATCCCTTCAGGTCGTTGAGGAAATTATGAACTTCCTTAACAATATCACGTTCTTTACCATGATATGCTTCGCTCTGCTTCTGAGTCTTCAGAAGACGATTGCGGGATTCCATAACACTCAAATAGCTGCCTTGGACCGATGGTTCGGCAACGATGTCGAAGGTAACAAATGTAAAACCCGGAAGTACCTTGTAGTATTCCTTATCCTCAATTACCGCTGATTCCATGTCACCAACACCACGAGAGCTAATGCCAATATTGACACCACTCTCAACTAGACTCTTAAGAATGCCACCACATGGAGTCTTCTCAAGAATCTCGAGTTCACCAATAACCTCGTTGCCTTCCATCCACAGCTTGGTTAGAAGATGACTTACACGATCAAGGTGAATCTTAGCATCAGGTGGATGGTCGAATTCGCCAAGAACACGCCGGGAAGCGATATCTTCCTGAATTTCCTTTACGGCATGACGAAGGATCTCATTTTCATAAATCCTGCCGTTCGAGTTTGGCCGACCAGCGTACTGAAAGCGGCCAGCGAGACGCATAACGGGGACTTTCACCCCATGCACGTCCTCAATCATGACTCTATCTTTCTTGACGATCTGTAGAGGTGCAGAATCCTGGAGAAGCTGGTGCGATCCCAACTCCCCAGTACGAGTAACTAGTGACCTAGTAATCATCTGCATTCCAATTTACCTCTTAGCATTCGCAAGGTTCGCACTTACACTTCTTGCACTCGTCCTTCTTAGCCTTGGCCTTTTTACCCTTCTTCTTAGCCTTGGCCTTTTTACCCTTCTTCTTATCCTTCTTGGCTTCGCTTACAGTTGCGAGGCTCTTATCGAGGTTCTTATCAAAGGATTCCTCTTTGGGTTTTTCTGGACATTCGCAAGGATCGCACTTACACTCTGGGCATCCTTCCTCGCCGCCTTCAGCTGGAGCGCCTTCTTCCTCTTCCTCTTCCTCTTCTTCGCCTTCTTCCTCGCCACCAGCTAGTTCTGGAGGTGGGCCACCGGCCTCTTCACCACCAACTACTTCTGGAGGTGGGCCGCCAGCTTCCTCTTCACCTTCGAGTTCGCCTTCGCCGCCGAGACCTGGAGGTGGGCCTTCAGGAGCACCTTCGCCACCCATGTCAGGCATATCGCCTACTGGAGCTGGCTCCATCCCGCCCATCTCGCCGCCTGGTGGAGGTGGAACCGGAGGCATACCCTCGCTACCTTCCTCGTGGCTCCTCATCGCATCCATGACCTTTACGATCACGTCATCCAGACGCTCGTCCGTGGAGAAAGCAACTGCTACATCTTCCTTAACTGCTTTCTTCTCACTCTCTTTGCCCTCTTTTACTTCGCGGGGGGCTAGAGCAGACTTCTTGCGACCCCAAGCACGCATCCGAGGACCCTTTTGCTGATCCTCAGCCGCAGCTGGTTCGCCTTCGCCCTGTGGAGTTTCAGAGACATCAGCCTCTGGAGTCTGCTCAGCTTCGGCCTCTACTGGAGGGGCCTCTGCCGCTTCAGACTCTGGTTCCGTCACTGGAGTGGAATCATCTTCGATCGCCGCAGCGATCTGATCAATATCTTCCTTAACGTGAGTCTTCTTAGAGGCACCAAAGTGCTTATCCTGCTGATGTTCATCAGACATATCAGTCTCGCCGTCACCATAGCTCCGGCCGAGCTCGCCCTTAGGCTGCTTCATTGTGCCGCCCGAAAGGCCACTCTTGCTGACACCAGTCTTCTGATCGGACGAGCCACCCTCGCTACCTGAAGCCTTCTTTGTGTGACCAAAGTGCTTATCCTGCTGATGTTCGTCGCCCATGCCAGTTTCGCCTTCACCGTAGTTCCGGCCAAACTCGCCCTTGCCACCCTTCATCGAACCACCGCCATCAGCATGGCTTGCGCCAGTCTGCTTGGAGTAGTCTTCATCCAGTGTGGAAGCGAGTTTATCAATAAAGGACTCACTGACCGAATCAGTCTTGTCCTGAAGTTCATCAGCCATATCAGTCTCACCATGACTGTAGCTCCGGCCATATTTGCCCTTGCCACTGCCCTGGGTGTAATCTTCAGCGCCCGAGGCACCACTGCCGTCACGGCCACTGACACTCTTTGCGGTCTTATCGGCAACACCCTTGGTCTTGCCCTGGAGTTCGTCCGACATCGTGGTGTCGTCACGGCCGTAAGTACGACCATACTTGCCCTTGCCAACGCTCATCGTTGGGTCATCGTTAGATTGGGCACCGTCACCCTTCCGACCATCAGCACTCTTTGTGCTAGACTTGGCAACACCACCACCACCCTGCAACTCGCTCGCACCGGAGTTGTCTCCGCCATGCTTGAGCATCTTGCCTGGTGCGGACATGCCACCGATCTCCTCAGCTACATAGTCGTCACGAATCTTTCCACCCGTGATAACATCAACCTTACCCTCGTAGGGATCTTCTGGGAGATCCAAGGAAACGTCGTTACCCTGATCGATAACAACGTCGCGGATCCGCTCGAATTCTTCGCGGAGCTGCTTGCTGTTGACCTTCTGGGAACGATCAATTAGACGGTTAAGCTGATTGAAGCAATCCTCGAAACCATCTTCCTTGAGATAAATGTGGCCATCCGTGCGCCACTTTTCAAGCTCTTCCTGGAGCTCGATTGTAGACATCTTTTCGACTGGAGCCATCTCGCTCTCGGAGATAGCCGCGCCCCGCTGCTTGGATGCCGCTAATGGGGCAGCCGCAGGAGCAGGAGCCGGAGCCGGAGCGCCAGCAGCGCCCGGACCAGCCGGGCCAGCAGGAGCAGCCGAACCGGCTGGACCAGCGCCCATACCAGCCTCGGCGGCAGGTTCCTTCTCTTCGTCACCTGCCTCAGGCAGTGGGACTGGAGGCTCTTCTTCACCCTCTGGCTTCTTCTCTTCATCCTCAGCACCAGGCATGCGATCGAAGCTGTCCAGAGCCTGGACACGATCAATGATCTGGTCGCCAATACCGGCCAAGAGTTCCTCAGCCTGGAAGATGACGTCCGTGGATGGTTCCTCGGATTCGAGCGATGATACGATATTGTCAATATCCTGAGTGAGCTGTTCCTGGCCCTGAATGTGACCCAAGACACTCTTGATGGTCTTCATCGCAACCAGGTAGGCTTTTGCACGGTTGCTATCAATATCGGTAGCCTCCGTGAAGACGCCCTCTAGGAATACTTCATAGTCAGAAGCGAAATTCTTGCTCTCACCAAGCGACTTGGCCTTAGTGAGTAGTTCTGGACTCTGGGCCTTCTCAGCCGTCTTCGTCCAGCACTCAATGATCGATGCCTCATTGACCTTCAAATTGGTCTTGTACATGAGAGTCGCAACATCTTCAATTAGGAATGGATTGAATTCCATCTGTGAGGACAGAGCAGACTCTACTAGCCCAGCCATACCCTTCTTATCGAGTAGACAGAATTCCTGTTCTGTGCGAAGGAACTTAGCAGCCATCTCGACTGCCTCAGCGACCTTCTGCTCGCAGACTAGTCCAGCAATACCCTTGACTAGTCCCTGGAAGCTCGGAGAACTGTAAGCGCTCTCAGCGACTCCCCGCATACGACGAGCCACGATCCGACGACGTGTGAACTCATCAACAGGGATGGTGAAATCTTCACCGGTTTCCGTGAACGTGCCGCTTACAACCTGTCCTTCGGAGACTTCAACCGAGTCGGACACTGCGTTAACGAACGCTTCGATGATCTGAGGAATCCTATCCTCTTCAATAATATCCTTCTCAACATTAACCTGACGAGCTTCCCCGTCACGAGTGGTTACCCAACCACTCTCTGGGATCACGCGGCTACGGAACCGCTGCGCGGAAATCTTATCAAAAGCCTTCTCAGCGCCCCTGTAGTTGTTCTCGGAAATAGCATCAACAAGATCTTTACAGTTCTTGTCGAATAGGTCGGCCTTCTTTTCCTCGACTACCTTAATCCGCTTGATGTTATCAACGGTGTAGCGAGCGCCGTCCTTCTTAATATCACCCGAGTAGTAAGCCTTGCTATCGACGTCTTCGAAAATAAGGCTCGCTGGATGTAGCGCTGTCAGGCGGAAATTTTTCTTAGCTTCCTGGCCTAGACGAGTTACTACGCTCTCAAAGAAAAGGACCTTACTCTGCGCAGAGTTGTTGATAGCACGCAGAAAATTCCGGGCGTCCATCGTTGCCGACGCTGGAACATGCTTCTGTTCTGTGCCCATGGTTTCAAAAACCTCCGAAGATATAATAATTTGTCAGAGTTACAATCTATTTTTGTCGAAACTAATGCGCTCGTGGATGGTGAATTATGTTGGAATGTCTTCCAATGTAATGTCATCATCTAATTCTGTTTGAGTCTTAGCACCTTCAGTCAAAATTTTCTCGGCCTCATTTTTAGCCTTATCCCAATCCTCTTCAGCGATGACTCGCCCAATCCGAGGTTCAGCTTTCTCAGTTGGACCTGGTAGATTATCCAGCTCATGATTATTGAGAAGATAATCAAATCCACTATTATAGCGCTTGCCGATTGGGGATTTACCAAGAATCTGACGGCGGTACTCCATAATCACATTCTTAGCTTTATTATAGTTATAACCTTCAATTGGTAATTCTTCTAATTCTTCCTCAGCTCCACCTGGGCCACCTAGCGGTGGTCCAAGCTCGCCTCCGCCGCCAGGACCACCCTCTCCGGGCATAGTTTCAGCCGTGGCAGCTTCAGCGGCCGCCCGCTCTTCCATTTTCTTCTCCTGCTCCTCTTGCATTTCTTCGATCTCATCATCAGTCATGTTGCTAAAGCGCTTGAGAATCCACTTGTCCGGGAATAATTCCGTGCCCTTCAAAGCATCAATAACCTCAGCGCGGGAAGCCCATGTCTCAATCCGATAAAGTTCATCGATTGCACTAGATGCAGTCATGAACAGCTCGAAGGTACGGATCTCATCGGCACCGAACCCACGCAGGGCTAGGTGGACTATAGCAACTTTCTTAAGACCAGTGACCACTTCTCGCTGGATCCACTGAATCGCCTTAGCGAATTCCGGGGCAACCTTAGAGAGGGGTTCAGAATCGCCTTCAGAGGGGTCTCCAATTCCTACCCTTGAAAATGGGATCTTGAGGGCCGATATCATCTTCTTCTTGAAGTATTCGATATCAGCAATCTGATCCAAATTCTCAGCGCCCGGTAGAGTATCAATCTCAGGACCGGAACCGTCTGGCCGCCTTGGCAACCAGAAATCGTCCTCCTGAATCAGTGGATTCCACCGTTCATTGACATCCCCGCTAGCCGGATCGAAGAACTTCCGCTTCTTGAACTGGCGAGCAATCAATTCGATATATTGCGGCACTTCCTTAGTTGGGATATTACCGACTGGAATCTTGAAGATACGCTTTTCAGGAGCCCGTGTTAAACGGTAGATTAGCGCAGCATCCTCCATCAACCTCAACTGTTTGAAGTGTTTTCTGGTCCCATCCAGGATAGAGCGGCCGTATGGGTGGTATATGTTCTCATAACTGGTCAAGCGTAAATGCATAACCTGCCATGGGTGAAAGAACGTGGGAGCTCCGGCCATCTCATCCTGGTAGAAGAATCCGACCAAATCACCAAACTTAGTCTCAACTCGTGTAAAGTTGTAGACGTTCATATGGCGAATCGATGCGATCCCATTCCGATTCTGTGTAGGAATGATCTCCGATGGGAAATCACCATATTTGCACAGATATCGCACCATTGGTCTAAGAATATTATCAATATTCAGGGTATTATAGAAGAACTCCTCAAGTTCCTTCCTGACCCTGAGTGAACTTGATTTGACCATGAGGCTGTGATGCACCTCAGGGTCAATCAGGCTGGCTTCGTCAGCATACATATCCAACGCAGCCGTGATTTCACCTACCTGATCTTCTTGATCAAAGTCCTTATACCGTTCTAAACGGTTGATTTGTAGATTAGTCTGTTCCAGCAACGAATGCTGGGTGGTGAAGTTCATGAATTCGCCAGCAGCGGAGATTCTGGCGAGGGATGATTGATCTTGGAATAGATTTTCACCCCTGTAGATGTTAGTGGCTTTAAAGAAAGCCGAGATCCTATCGAATAATTGCCAACTCATAGACTATAACCGCTCTTATATATCTTCTATCCGATAGTGTATCACTTCCGACGATGCTTAATTATGTGCTTCTTAGGATTCACCGGAGCGACACGTCCTCGTACAACTGGCAATCCACCGAGTTGGGCTGTAAAACCCTGCAACTCCTGAGCAATAGTTTGAGGTTTCGGTACACTGGTCATAATTGATACGGGCAATAATGCTCCCCGCATTGCTTCGGATGATAACTGGTCCATACGCTCCTGACGAGATATTCCAGGATCATGCATAGATGGGGATTCTGGAACATGGATCGGGATCAATGAAGTTACGCTGCGCGTAGCCGCCTGATTAGCTCCAATAAAACACAATCCCGTGGCGATTACTAAATCGTCAGTATTGCCCTTGCCTGGTTCGCAACCAGTCTTATGAGCCTTCAGATGGACGTAAATTGTGCATTCTTTATGCAAGCGGGGGGACTTGATTACCCAACCACCCTCACCCGTATTATCCACTAAAGTCTTATTAAGAATCGGCTTAGATGCAGCGCTGGTGTTGAATCCAATATCACTATACTTGATTGGCTTATTATATGGGTTCTTCTTCTGTTTCCGATATAGACTGTGATACATCAAGATTTCGTACAATTCTTGGCATACTGCTACTCCCATACCAGTTCGCTCAACCGTAGCGAAGGCATCATTATAATATCTGCCTACGTAATCAACCATGCGAGCGAAGACACGGGGTATGGTCCTAATTTGTAATTCTGCAACCTGTTCTTGAGTAGTAATGTCGAATACCTGGATAGTTGAAAAGTCATTCGAATCACCGCTCGCAATATCAACCCCCATACAATAACTGTGTGCCGGTTCTCCCAGATCCCCAGTTTTCTCATTGGGCTGTCGCCCATAATTTGGTTTGTCCCATACCCACAAGCGATGTTGAAAATTCAATGTTGCGTGTTCTTCAGTATTGGGGTTGACATAATCAACCTCACCGATTGTCTTATAATCCTTACTGATTGTAGATTGAATCTGTTGCAATGTCTGCCGACTCAAAACGGTATTACCAGTACCCAAGAAATCGGCTAAAATTTCCTGTCGGAACTTCGAAGAATCACCCTTCTGAGTCAGTTGTCGATATTGTTCCTCAAGCCATGGGCTCCAATATGGACCATACTTTTCAATTTCTTCCTGACCCACACACTTGCGTATACCGCGCGTTGGAGCGATTAAATGATCCTTACCTGATAATTCATCCTTAAACTCAAGCTCCCAATCCATGTCCCACCAATTAATCATGATGGGTTTGAAATCATTATCATCAGCTTCAGCATCAGTCCACGTCTGCCAATACCAATTACCAATGCCCTTGGTTGTTGAAATGACGATCACTGAACCACCGTGCTGCAATGATGGCTGGCCTGCCGCCCACATCTGATCCATATCAGGAACGAAAGCGGCTTCGTCCACAATATTCAAAGATGATGCGTGCGAACGGAGGGTATCTTTAGACGATGTCAAACTAATAATGCGTGAGCCATTTGGAAATCCAACCTCGTGTTCATTGTCAATAACACGCGGCCAAATAGCTCTCATCCATTCAGGTAGATTATCATGAATAGTCTTGACGTTCTTACTCAAGAAATCCATAGCATCTAAGTCTCGCTTGGAAACGATCAAGATGCGTTTCTGGTTGAAGAACATCGCATACCAAAGAGCAAATCCGCCTGAAACGGTCGAAATCCCGCACTGACGAACCTTCTTAAAAATAGTATAGCGATTCCTAGTAAACTCTCGCAAGCACATTTTTTGGTACTGGAAGAGATTAAAAGGTATGATTCCTAGCTTAGGATGTTGGATCTTCCCAAACTGATCCAGGAAAAAAGATGGACTTTTCTGGCAGCGTAGGATAACCTGTTTTGTTACTTCATCAATCTTTGGCATCTTTTGTCTCGTCCGGATAAGGAGCAGCTTTCAAGAGAGCTGCTAACTCCTTAGCATTTACACCAATCTC